AACAACCGCTCAAACGTGAGCCTTCTTTATATTTGGAAATCCGTTGCCTCTCTACTTTAGCAACGGATTTTTTCTTTCCTATTAGTTAGATTAAATCCATACAATCGGTTGTGACGCTGTGTGTCCACCTCCATCCGATTTAAACCTTGTAGAGGGCTGTGAAAACGGGGCGGGAAACCGCAGGAAGTACGATACAAGGAAGCACTTAGAGGATGCTTGTACGGATGTCAACTCATCTAAAACCTCGAAGAGAATGCAAGTTGATGTCATTCTCCCCTTGAAAGGTTCGGTCATTATACGAGAGTTTAAAGCTGCGATTCAAAGGGTAAGTCCGTTGGCTGTTTGGCTTAATATGTTCAAGTGAAAAGGAACTGCCGAATCGCCTAAAGGACACTCTGTACCCACGTGGTTGGTATTGCCGAGAGTTGAGATGTGGTACGAATATTAAACATTGATGGATGATTAATATAAGAAAGATATAACTTTAAATTATAGCTTATGAATGAACTTGTTTTTAAAGGTCAGAATGACCAAGTTTTAACTAACAGCCTATTGGTGGCTGAAAAGTTTGGGAAAGAGCATAAGCATGTCTTAGATGCTATAAGAGAGCTTATGCAGGGGTGTGCCGAAACTTCGGCTGACCCTATGTTTGTTGAAACTATTTATGTTAATGAACAAAATAGGCAAGAATACCCAATGTTCGTAATGAACCGTGATGGATTTACTCTTTTGGCGATGGGTTTTACCGGAAAGAAAGCCCTTAAATTCAAGCTGGACTATATCGCAGCCTTCAACGCAATGGAAAAAGCTCTAAAAGAGCAACAAAAACCGCTCACCTCTGCACAGATGTTTGCGATGCAAGCAAATATAAATCTTGAACACGAACAACGACTTGAAAATGTTGAAAAGCGTCTTAATGCGATAGAGCAAGAAAGGGAAGAGAATGGCAAACTTCTGTTATCGGTATCAATGTCATCAGAAATGTTACCCGAAATCTCGCTACGCAACAAAGTTCGTCAGTTGGTAAACAAATACGCATCCGCCACAAATACCAAACAGCAAGACGTATGGCACAAAGTGTATGAACAGCTTTATTATCTATACCAGATATCAATACACAGCTACAAGAAAATAAGGCGTGATGAGTCCAAACTTGAAATCGCTGAACGTAACCATTTTCTTGATAAAATATACATCATTATTTCAAACCTCATCCGTGAACACAAGGCTGCTTAATGTAGCCTTGTAACCGATTGTATCACTAAATCAAAGAACGAATTATGAAAAATCCACTTAAATCAGCAAGTCACATTGAACAAGAACCAGAACAGAACTTGTCAGACCTTCAATTTGTCGCTTCTCTACAACATCAGATTGACGAGCTTCAATCGCTTATCAACAACGATGTACTAAATGTACTTCGTCAAGACTGTTACCGTGAACACATTGAAGTCAATACAATAAGCAACCACGAGATTGTAGCCTCTTTCATAAAATTTATACACTTAAAACACCCTTCTATAATCGGTGAATTTATAGAGTATCAGAAGATCTAACTTTTAATCAGTGGAGCTATAATATTCTCCATGACCCATTTTATAACTCCACTAAATTTTGATTTTTTCTTCTGTCTTAATTCATCAAGTAGCAATGCGAATTTGCCATCATCCACGTGGATTATCCTATCTCTTATGCCCATAGTGCATACTCCACTGTTACGAATGAAAGCAAGTACAGCATCCGTTTCTTTTCCGCATATCCTCTCTATTTCCTCACGGCTTAATCCATTATTGGCTTTTGCCGCATTTAAAACATTTATGACTTTATTCATATTCATCTTTTGTTATCTTGAATTGTTAATTAATGTTTTAACTGAATTATTTTCAGCAAAAGCATTAGTATACTGAAAATAATTCAGTATCTTTGCATTGTCAATCAAAGCAAGAAAGACAAGAAAGACAAAATAAAAACGGAGCGACTTATATAAGTCACTTGCCAGTCATCAGATGGCAAATATATGAAACCGATTTTTAAAAAGCAAATTAAACGAATAATATTTAAGCATAAAATATAGAAAATAAAAGCAAGTATGAAAATTACAAAGAATGATATATTGAAAATCAAAGCGGGTTCTTCTCTGACAGCTCAACTTGGGAGCTATCTTGAATGTCGTAGTTTGAGACAATGGGCATACGAAATCGCAAAGTCTTATCCAAGAGACGATGTGGAAAGATATAGTTGCTATATAAGCAAGGACAACAAGATAACCATTACTGCTATAAAGAAATGACAATAATGAAATAGTATGAACGAAGCCGAAATAAGATATAGTAACCAATCTCGCCAACTTAACAGGTATGGTGTAACCTTCTGTAAGGATACAGCAGCAAGACTTGTGGGTGGAGAAAAAAGATTGGAAGACTTATACTCTAAGGGCAAAGTTCGCATAGATTTCAAGGGAAAGAAAAAATGGTTTTGTAATGCGGCTGACGTATTGAATAATATAAGAGTTGATTGACTAAGCTTTAAAGACATTTATCCCTGTTGACGGAATGAACGGAATTCAGTAGCGATAACTGAGCAGGGAGCAAAAAAATAGTTCTTTGAAATATTTATTTATACAATAGAAATAATGTATGGGTAAAACCGTACAATTATTATATATGATTTCTGCGCAGGCACAGAAGCGAAGCCAGTGATGGTAGATAGTGGTGGGTGCAAGTGGAACGGAATTGACACCGATAGCAACCGAAGATAAGACGATAACGGTCGAATGGTTGTAAATGTCTGATGGTGGTAAAGCCACGAAGTTGAAATGAAATTTACTTTCAGCACGCCAATTTGTCTTTAGCGTGGTGAGTATGCTTGGTTAGGCACAAGTATCGCTGAAAGGTCTAATATATCCCCTCCCGTAAGATTCGGGGTAACAACCGGTTTAAGCCGTTGAGGGGAACAAAATTATAATTCTGAGCATAGATATGGAATATCCCTTAATACCATTTAATGAAATTGACAATAAATATGTACCAAATCCTCGTTCTATAATCTAAGTGGCGATCAGTGACTGCCTTGCAAAAGGCATAAATACAGAACGGGATATAGCGATTCATGTATGCCATAGCCTGTACAACTTTATGACATACACGGATTGCTTTGTAACGTCAGTAAATAGAGACGACTTATTGGAGTTTAAGCAGCTTGGCAACGAGATAGACTAGTAGTACTGCGATACCAGTTACTGCTTTGGATTCAACTTCTTTATCCATATTTCTTAATTTTTGATTTGACACCACAAAATTAAGAAAATCCCCTGACAATAACGTGATGTTGCCAATCGGATTGGCTCAGGGGAACGAACTTAATAATTAAATGACCTCATGAAACGATTTCTTAAAAAATGGCTCAAAAGACGGCTTATTAAGATTGCCATAGAAACAAAAAAACCCATCTCCACGCATCTCTTTGAGTGGATTTACAATTCACCGATATATACGTGGAGAGACAAACTTCTAATTGCTAGAATTGGCAATGATCTTTGGGAAGAATACTATTGTTGGCTTAACAGAGACAACACTTGAGGTATTGGCAAAGTTGTTTCAACCACATCACCGGATACCAAATGAATAAAAGTCATACGGTTCTTATGTTCAATGAAAGTTACATGGTCAGGATTTATATAACAAGGGAAAGTCTTGCCCTCGATCAGTATAAATTTGTTCATAATACAAAAATTTTAAATGTGACACCGCAAAAGTAATAATAATTCGGGTACGTTCCTCTTTTCCATCAATAAAGTTTTAAATGTGACAGTTTATACTTCTATTTGGGAACGTACCCTTTTTTACATAATATAATGAAAACAGCCAATTTTATCATGTCTTTATTTGCCGCCTTATGTTCTTTAGGAATGATTTATGGTGCGATAGTTACGGAAAGTCCTGTAAAATGCGTATCTGTGATTATATTTTCCATTATCTTCCTGTTGTGCATAAGACTGGTAGTCCTGACATACAATGAACTGAAAGAGTGTGACTAATATTTTCTCTATCTATTTTTTAGTTAGTAATATTATCCGTTCATGCCGGTATGTGAATATAGGTATGAACATCCTCCGAAAGTAGCATTATGGAATGTATGTGGTAATTTAATAATAATCATATTCTTTATGTAGGTCTCATTACCCCACAAGAAGCAGGTTCGATTCCTGTCTTTCGGACAAATATTTAAACGTAGTTATTATGAAAAAAGGTGATAAAGTCCGTGAAATTGGCGATACGCTGATAGGCACGATTATTAAGATTAAAGATGGGCGTGCAGATGTCAAATTTTCTAAGTTAAAAGCTGTTTATTCACTCCCTTTGCAATTTTTGGAGAAAGTATGAGGTGTAAATCATCTATTAATTCAGAACTTGATAAGCTTTATTCAGAGCTTGACACGGTTCAGCAAATGAGTGAAGAAGCGGTAATGCTCACATTCAATGCTGACAGTAAGGCTGAATATATTGCACTTATCAATGAAGAAATTGATTCTCTTGAAAATGAGCTTGAAGAAGTGGAGATATATCATGGCAGGAAGCGGAACTTTGTAAGGACTGCGGACCTGCCTTTTTTGTGTTGGTAATTTAAAAAGGGAAAACCTATGAAAGAAATAAGATTATTAAACGCTGACGAAATAGACGCCCGTGTAGCTACAGTAACCCAAAAAGGATGCTCATTGCTTCTTTACAAGGATGCGCGGTGTGACATGAGGCTATTGGATGAAACATTTGGTTCTATGAATTGGTCGAGAAGTCACGAAGTTATAGATGGCAATCTCTATTGTAACGTGTCCGTATGGGATAAAGAAAAAGGGATGTGGATAACCAAGCAAGATGTAGGAGTTGAAAGCTATTCCGAAAAAGAGAAGGGTCAGGCGTCTGATGCGTTTAAACGTGCCTGTTTTAATTTCGGCATAGGACGTGAGCTTTATACTGCACCTTTTATATGGGTAAACACTACTAAAGACGATTTGAATGCCCAAGGGAAAATTAAGACAACATTCAAGGTGCAATCAATCGGATATAACGAAAAACGAGAAATAAACATGCTTGTTATTGTTGATAACAAAAAAAATGTCCGATATGAGATGGGGAAAGTTGTAAAACCTAAAGAGGAATCTAAATCCGTTAGCAGTAAAGAAACGGATTTTCTTGCGATGGCATTGCAGGAAGTAAGATCAAGCCTGTCAATCGAGACATTACAGGTAGTATGGGGAAATTATAAGGAATTACAGAGTGACACAAGTCATTTTCAATCCCGATGAACATACTTATATGCTAGGGGATAAGGAACTAAGCGGTATTACTTCCGTGATAAGCAGACAGCTTTTTCCTGATAAATACCGTGATGTTCCCGAAGACGTGTTAAGAAAAGCGGCTGAAAGAGGTACTATGATCCACAGTATATGCGAACTTGTCGATGATATGGGTATAACTCATGACAGCGATGAAGCACAAGGATATAAGGAACTGAAAGACGATTGGGGATTGAGATACGAATGTTCCGAATATCTAGTATCAGATAATGAGCACTATGCAAGCTGTATCGACAAAGTTTATCGCGAAAATGAAACTGATTTTACTTTGGGCGATATAAAGACCACTTACGTGCTTGACAAGGAATCTGTAAGATGGCAGTTGAGTATATATGCATACTTTTTTGAGTTGCAGAATCCGGAATGCAATGCGGTAAGGCTTATAGGTATATGGTTGAGAGGTAAAAACCATGAGATAGTAGAAGTCGAGAGAATACCATCAGAAGTTGTAATGAATCTGTTGAAATGTGATTCGGAAGGCAGGCAGTTTGTAAATCCCTATTCCATATCTCCTGTTACTCTTCCTGACGAGTACCGAAAGATGGAGAGGACAATACAGGAAATTGTGTCACAGGCAAAATACTGGTCCGATAAAAAGAAAGAAATAACTGATGGCGTAATGATGGCTATGGTAGAAGCCGGTGAATATAGTTGGAAAGGTGATATCA